GATGCTTAGAGAGGCCAAGGATCAGTGTGATTATTTAATATGTGGCCTACAAATGGACCCATCTCTAGACCGAGCTGAGAAGAATGCACCAGTGCAAACTGTTGTAGAACGATACACTCAACTAAAAGGTCTTCGATATGTTGACGAAATCATTCCATATAACAGTGAAAAAGATGTCGAAGACATATTGACAATGTATGATATTGATGTTAGAGTATTGGGAGAAGAATATCGAGAGTTGGATTTTACCGGCAAGGATATCTGCAAGAAGCGGGGTATTCAGCTGTACTTTAATAAACGCGACCACCGCTTCTCATCAAGTGACTTACGGAAGCGAGTATGTGAAAGGGAGGCAAAATGACTTTAATTTATGAAAATGACGGTAGAGATGTTTACCAGCGAGAGTTTGGTGCACCTTCTTCTACTAGAGTAAAAACTAAACACCAACTGGAGTTTGAATTCATGGAAACAAACGATATTGTTAAAAATGATATTTACGATACAACTGCAATTATTAAACAAGATAGTTTAATGGAAAGTCATCTGCATAATTTAGCTGCACAGAGTGAAGGCGAGTTAATGAGCAGAATTGCTGAAAGGTTTTCAAAGCTTGCACGAGCAGCACATAATCGTAAACATTGGACGGGGCACGAATAAATGTATTGGACATTATTTGCTGTACACCTTTTAACAACTGGTGCTATAGATTATGAAAAAGAGTTGGTGCAAATGCATGGCTTTGAAACAAGATATGAGTGCGAATCAATTCGTGCAAAAGTACTTGAGATGATCCCTGCTCCACCTTTACAAGATTTAAGATGTTTAAAAACGGACCAGATATGAAAAGATTTATTTTTGATGTAGATGGTACTCTGACTCCAAGCCGTAGCACAATCGATCCTGAATTTAAAGATTGGTTTATTAACTTTATTATTAACCACAAAGTGTGGCTTGTGACTGGTAGTGACTATCCAAAAACATTAGAACAACTTGGCGCTGAGATATGCGAAAACGTTGTTACTTCTTATAACTGCCAAGGTAATGATATTTGGAGCAGAGGTAAACGTGTAAATGTTAAATCTTTTAATCCACCTAAAGAGCTATATGATTTGATGAATGGATGGCTACAAGCAAGTGGGTTTCCTCTTCGTACTGGTACACATATTGAAGAACGTCGTGGTATGATTAATTTTTCAATCGTAGGACGTGGTGCTACTCCAGAAGAAAGAGCTGAATATGTTGTGTGGGATCTTGCAAATCGTGAAAGAGAAAGCATAGCACTTGAGATAAATACTAAATTCAGTGGTATTACTGCAACAGTTGGTGGTGAGACAGGTCTTGATATACATAATACAGGTGCAGATAAAAGCCAAATCCTAGAAGATTTTAATGAAGATGATGATATACGATTCTTCGGAGATCGAATGGAACCAGGCGGAAACGACGCTCCTCTTGCAAATGCAATTAAAAAAGGTAAAAACTATCACGTAAAGGACTGGCGTGATACATGGAAATTATTGAAAGAATTTTAAATGTTTACAATTGAAATGGATTGGGACGAAACAGCTATTACGATATTAGATGAAAGCGGCCAATACGAAGATTTAGAAATTATGATGTATGATGATATTTGTTATATGAGACAATTTCTTGAAGACACAAACAAGTATAGTCTCATCGCTATTACACCTGAGATGATGTACGAATTTATGAAGTCATTTAAGTTGCCAGAAGGCGCTTACAAAGTAAAACACAAATAGGAGAAAACAATGGTTATTATTTACGGCAAACCAAGCTGTGGTTTTTGCACCAAAGCAAAAAACTTTTGCACAGATAGGCAGCTAGAATTCACGTATAAAGATGTTCAGAACGAAAGCTTTATGACTGAGCTAAGAGATCTTTACCCAGATGCTCGTTCGGTTCCACAAATCTTTATTGGATCAGACCGTATTGGTGGTTATAATGAGTTAGTTACTTATGTAGAAGATACTGGCTACAATGGTACAGGTCTTACTCTTTAAAGTAAAGTTGTTATAGCGTAGATCATACTGGTAATGAAAAGTGCTGCGACTACAAGTTCTAATGTAAAGTCAATGTTAATTTTGTTCATATAATATATACCTCCGTACTATATATACAAAATAATTAAAAAAAGCCTTGACATTCGTATTACATTTTGTTATTATGGTTATATCAAATGGAGGATGATATGAGGACTGTGCACTACGTAGGGATGGATGAGGCAACTTATCTTCGAGCACGTAGGGTGTTTGGAGGTCCGGCATACTATCACAAAGTTATGGACGACAGAGTCTTTACTGAAGTTGCTCCTGATGATGTGGTAGTTATTGATAATGAGCGGCACAGCCCTTACGTATGGGATGCTTCCGCAGTTGATAGGAGATATACAGAATGAGTATGCATATGATCAAAGGCGTGCAAGTGCACGGTAATGGTAAGAAAAACAAAAAGAAACTTAACATGAAAGAAGTTGAGCTTCAGTGGCGTCGTTACAATAAAGACATGCGCCGTAAGCATATGCATAATTGCCAGTTTGAAACACTGAATGATTATGTTAATTATATATCAGGCACTATGCCTAAAAGAAAAACGGAGTTTAAACAATATGAAGCGCCCAAATCGTATGTCCGCAACACAGAGACACATCCGTCAGCAACAGCAAAGACGTCGGATACAGTTCCATCACATGCCACTAAACGAGAAAGCCAAAAGTACACAGGAGATCTCATCGTCGGTATCGCCACAATGCATAAGTCCAATCTCGTTCCGATCATGCGAGGAACCAACGAAGCAAAAGATGTAGCAGCAATGCGCAGATAACTCCTATAAATATCCTTATAGTTAACTATGGGGATATTTTTTTATGTGGATCTACAAAGGTGAAACATTCACTTCTGAGATGATTGAAGACTGGGTTGGTTTTGTATATTTGATTACAGATAAATCAAATGATATGAAATACGTTGGTAAGAAATTACTTACTTCTAAACGGAAGCTACCACCGCTTAAAGGTAAGAAAAGAAGAAGAACAGTAATAAAAGAAACTGATTGGATGAAATATTATGGCTCTTCTGAAGAAGTTAAGTTAATGGTAGAAGAAAAAGGTGCAGATAACTTTCACAGAGAAATCTTAACCTTATGTAAAAGTAAAGGTGAACTTGGTTATTTAGAAGCCAAGTACCAGTTTGAGAACGACGTTTTGTTACGAGATGATTTTTATAATGGCATTATTCAATGTAAAATACATAGAAATCATGTAAAAAGTTTAAAATAACTGTTGACATTTCTTTTGAAGTATGATATTATAGTTATATTAAATGAATGGAGAATAGATTATGATAGTAACACGCAAAAGCGCATTGACAGGAAAAGTACGTACTAAAAATATACCTGTACACCAGCGCGATATCGCAGAATATGAAGCCGGTTTCGTAAGTGCTTCAGAAGTATTTCACTACTTATCTAGTGCAGACCGCGAGTTTGTTATGTGTGGTATTACAGATAACGAATGGAAATCTGCATTTTCTACAGAACTACAAAAGATCGTTAACGATAAATTCGGAGCTACAGCTTGATAATATTGTTTAATGGTCCTCCTCATTCAGGCAAAGATATGTCTGCTGATTACTTTAAGAAGCAAGGTTTTAAACACCTTTCTTTTAAGTATCAGTTATATAAAGAAACTTGTAAATACTTTAATTGTAATTACGAGTGGTTTATGGAGAGATATGATGATCGTTCTTTAAAAGAAGTTCCTCATATGGATCTAGGTCATATGTCATGTCGTGAAGCTATGATTTATGTTTCAGAAAAAGTGATTAAACCTAAACATGGTTTAGATTACTTTGGCAAACAAGTTGCAGCTGAAATTGATGTGACAAAAGACTATTGCATATCAGACGGCGGGTTCATTGATGAGCTCGTTCCCGTACTTAAACGAGTTGGTTCAGAGAATTTTGTTCTTGTCCAGATTACAAGAGAAGGACATGACTTCTCTTCAGACTCACGTAGATATTTTAATTCTAAGAAATTAGTTAAAGAATATGTGCTTGGATCGAAAACAGCTGTTGACAAACAATATGTTTTGGATTATAACTTTAATGTGAACCTTTATAGGGTTCATAACAACTCAACCATCGAGGCGTTTGAAGAGACGCTTCAAGACATCTTAATAAATACTCACATGGAGCTTACATAATGACTATTACACTTGATAAAGACCTAATCAAAACACAACTACACGCAGGAACATGCACAGTTGTATTTACTAAAGCAAATGGCGATGAGCGTACTATGGAATGCACACTACAAGAAAGTGTATTACCTCCAGCCAAAAAAGAGGACCCACTTACACAAAAGAAAGTTCGCGCAGTAAGCGATGCTGTCTGTGTAGTGTATGACGTAAATGCCGAAGGATGGCGTTCATTTCGTTGGGACTCTGTAAAAACATTTACTGCATAAACGGAGATATACTAAAATGAGTATGATTTACAAGGGTGCTATCGTAGAGTCTGAGCTATCAGCCAACTCTAACGGTGGTACCGAAATGATGAGGGCGAGACTTCTAGAAAGAGCAGAGCCTGAATTGCTAGAGAAAGTAGCAGTTCACTTCTCTCGCCCTCGAGAAATTCCAGAAGATGTGGAAAACATTTTGTACTGCCACGATCTTGCAGAGGATCCTGAAAACAACATTCTATTGAATGCTGGTTGGAATAAATTTGCTAAGCTCGTTTTTGTATCGGCTTGGCAACGAGATCAATACATTCTGCATTACAAAATTCCATACTCTAAATGTATGGTAATTCCAAACGCTATTGAAAAGCGTTATGAAGCTGAAGAAAAGAATACTGAAACTATTCGCTTCATTTATCACACAACACCACATCGTGGTTTAGAACTCGTGTATCCTGTCATTGATGCACTATCAAAAGAATATCCGAATATCCATTTAGATGTGTATTCATCTTTTGCTATCTATGGTTGGGTCCAACGTGACGAACCATATAATGACTTATTCAAGAAAATCCATGAACATCCAAATATGACGTATCATGGATCCGTACCTAACAAACAGGTACTTAGCGCTTTAGATAAGGCAAACATATTTCTATATCCAAGCACTTGGAAAGAAACATCTTGTATTTCCCTTATTGAAGCTATTAGAAGCGGGTGTGTATGTATCCACCCTAATTTTGGTGCACTACCGGAGACAGCAGCAAATGCAACAATCATGTATGATTATGATGAAGATCCATCACGACATGCTAACCTTGCTTTTGCAATTACGAAATCTGTTCTGGAACACCAGAAGAACGACCCACATTTCTTAAATAGATTTTCAAGGTCAGATCGTTTTGGGCTAGTACCAAATGACATTAATACCTTTCATAATCTATGGAATAAATTACTAAGGGAAGTTCTAAATTAACTGTTGACATTTACAAGTACTTGTGTTATAATGGTACTTGTAAATTAAACTAAAATCAGAGAAAATATTATGGCAATCTTAGTAGATTATAATCAGGTTATCTTAGCCTCGCTATTCGCGAGTATTGGTAATCACACTGACGTGGCGGCGGATGAAAGTATCATTCGTCACATGTTCCTGAATTCATTGCGAGCTAATCGTAAGAAATTCACTGAAGAATATGGTGAAATCGTTATCTGTGCAGATGGTAAAAATACCTGGCGCAGAGAAGCATATCCGTATTACAAAGCAAACCGTAAAAAGTCACGAGACGAATCCGGCATGGATTGGGGTGCTTTGTTTGAAATCATGAACAACATTCGTTCAGAGATCAAGGAATTCTTTCCATATAAAGTAATTCATATTGACCACTGTGAAGCAGACGATATTATTGGCACAGTGTGTCATGAATATGGATCAGAGCTTAACATCGGTTCAGAAAAGTTCTTAGTTTTATCTGGAGATAAAGACTACATTCAATTGCAAAACTATGCAAATGTAGATCAGTACGACCCAATTCGAAAGCGTTGGATCCGTAATGATAATCCAGTAAATTATCTTAAAGAGCATATTCTTAAAGGTGATTCAGGCGACGGTGTACCAAACATCTTGTCACCAGATAACTGTTTAGCAGTTGGTGAACGCCAAAAAGCTATGACTAAAAAGCGTCTTGCTCTTTACTCAGAAGGTCCTATAAATATGGATGAAGAGACTCTTCGTCGCTTTCATCGTAATAAGATGATGATTGACTTACGGGAAATACCTAAAAGCTATCAGGATCAAATTATGGGTGAATACAACACAGAAAAAGAAGTAGGTCGTGAGCAGCTATTTAACTTCTTCGTGAAGAAGAAGCTCAAGCACCTTATTACAGATATACAGGATTTTTAAAAATGGCAATACGTATTTCTATTACAGAAATTTTAGATAAAACTGCAGAGTTCAAGCAAAAAGCTGACAAGATCAAATGGCTTAAAGAGAACGACAATCCTGCACTTAGAACTATCTTATCATATACATATGATAGTAATATTAAGTTTTTAATTCCAGATACTCCGCCACCTTGGACTAAAAATGAATTTGAAGATGAAGCAAAGTCTCTATTGTATAGAGAAGCTCGTCGTCTAAGAATATTCATTGAAGGTGGTGGGTACGATCAATTAAAGCAGATTAAGCGTGAACAACTTTTTATTAGCTTACTCGAAGATGTAGATAATGATGATGCTGAAACATTGTGCAAAATGATACAAAAGAAGCCATTTAAAGGCATCACTAAAAAAGCAGTAATGGAAGCATTTCCAGACTTAATTCAAGAAGCAGCCTAAGGGGTATATGTTAAAATGTCAAAGAAAACCAGAAAGTCGTTTCGCGAGACTTGGGATGATGACGAATGGGGCGAAGATCAAAGAGATAAAAAGCGCAACGACATGACTAAACGTAAGCGCAAACAAGCTCGTGAACAGAAGTTTTCAGACCGTTGGTTCGATGAAGATATGAACTTAAAACGAACAAAAAAGTAATTAATTTATAAGCCATTGATTTCCTTACAATCTTTTTTCAAATAAAATGAAAAAAAAGGTTGACAAACACATCAAACTTAGATATAATATATATACAAGATGAAAAAATGATGTTAAACTTAAATAAGGAAACTACACTATGAAAAATACAACTCAATTCGCACAGTTCGACAAAACAACTCTTAAAGCTCTTCGTGCTGAGATGCAAGAAGTACTTAACAAGTATGCAGTATCAGCTAACTTAGATGTTTCAGTTGGCAACATGTCTTATTCAGATGCTGAAGTTACTATCAAAGTTGGTGCTAAAATCAAAGGTGCAGTTACTATGAATGATCGCATCCTTGAAGGTGAAGTTACTCGATACGGTTTAAAAATGAAGAACTCAGCTGGTGATACTATCACTGGTTACAACACACGAGCTGGTAAGTATCCTTTCCAGTACACATGTGGATCAACCGGTAATCGCTACAAGTGTTCTACTGTTCAAGCCAAATTAAAATTTGGAATGTAAAAAAATTAAAAAAGGGGGTTGACATTCAATCCCCTTTTTGTTATAATATGCTATATAATGAAAGAAAGTGAGATAATATGCTAAATGAAAAAGTAATTTTAACAGACGTAGATGGAGTCCTTCTTGATTGGGCTTACGCATTTACGCAATGGATGGAGCGTCATAACTTTGAGATGCTTCCAGGCGGTCATAAAGAATATGACGTCAATAAGCGTTACAATCTTACTACTGCTGAAAAAGAACGTATTGTTCGTATGTTCAACGAGTCTGCATGGATTCGAAAGCTGCCTCCACTACGAGATGCAGTAAAGTATGTTCGTAAGTTACATGAGGAACATGGATATATTTTCCGTGCAATCACCTCTCTAAGTACTGACACATACGCTGGTCATCTTCGTACTAAGAACTTAATCGAATTATTTGGCCCAACGGTTTTCGAATCGTACGTCTATTTAGATACTGGAGCTGATAAAGATGATGCTCTAGAAATGTACCGTGATAGTGGATGTTGGTGGGTAGAAGATAAACCACAAAACGCTCTTCTCGGTCAATCAATTGGACTAGAGTCAATTCTCGTAGATCATCCTTTCAATCAAGACTGTACTGGCGTTCGCCGTGCTAAAAATTGGAAAGAAATTTATGAAACAATTGTAGGTTACTAAGAACTACAACGTATAAATAAAGTTAAGCACAACCACTTAATTTGACATGGATCAGTGAGGCGACCTTATGTGCTTAGGGCGCCTTTTTACATTAAGGAGCTTAAATGCCCACATATACATTCGAAGATATTAACACCGGAGAACGACAAGATCAGTTTATGAAAATTTCAGAACTCGACACCTTCCGCGATGCTAATCCTCACCTAAAATCTATTATTACTGGCGCACCCTCCATTGGCGATCCAATCCGTCTTGGCTTGAAAAAGCCTGATGACGGTTTTCGTGATGTACTCAAAAACGTTCAACACCATCACAAAAAGGATAATATCAACACTTGGTAGAGTCCTTTAAAAGGAGATCCGATTTATGGCAAAACAAAGAAGACTATCCCGTAAAGAAAAAGCCCGCCTAGAAAGACAAGATGAGCATATGGTAGGTATCTTAAATCAAAGATTTATGATGCGACAAATTAAACCACTCACTGCCACGCAAGGTACACTATTTTCATCATACAACAGGGGGTACAATCTAGCCGCGATCGGAACAGCAGGTACTGGAAAAACAATGTGTGCTATGTATTTGGCACTCAGCGATGTAATGCAAAGAGGAGGTTACGAAAAAGTCATCGTAATACGTTCTGCAGTTCAGACGCGAGAACAGGGATTTATGCCTGGTTCGCTACAACAAAAAGAAGCTGTATTTGAAACACCGTACACTGATATCGTAAACGATCTTTTCGGGAGGGGAGATGCATATCAGATACTTAAACAAAAAGGGATGATTGAGTTTAAGACTTCATCATTTGTACGAGGACTTACTTTCGACAATGCAATTATTATTGTCGACGAATGCCAATCAATGACGTATCATGAACTTGATACAATCATTACAAGGGTTGGCGAATCATCAAAAATTATTTTCTGTGGAGATACGAGACAAGACGATTTAGAAATTTCAAGAAATAGATCAGACATTTCAGGATTAGCACATTTCTTAACTGTTCTTAAACGTGTAGACTCTTTTAATATGGTTAAATTTACACCCGCTGATATCGTAAGATCGGGTTTAGTAAAAGAATATATATTAGCAAAAGAGCAACTCGAAGCAGCTTAAATAAATTAAAGGGAGTGAGAGTGGCCTTCGGGCCATTTTTACTTTGGGAGGAAAGAATATGCCAGGAATAGCAAGAAAAGGTATCGATAGAAATGTCGGTCACGCATCACCTACACCAAACCCGTTTCACAACTCGCCGGGCGCAGTGGCAGGTCAAACAAAAGTTAGAGTAAACGGAGCATTAGCAATGACCACTGCAGGCAGTTATGCTTGTGGAGATAATGCTGTTGGTGGATCCACAAAGGTTACCGCCGGTGGAATTCCAGTTCATAGATTACTTGATGCTACATCAGGTCACGGGTCATTTCCACCAAACGCATGTGCATCAGGTTCACTTAATGTTATAGCTTTCTAAATGCCAAAGCCAGACTATCTTTCACTTTTTGCTCAGTTAGAGGTTGAGACAGATCCAGTACAGCGTCAAGCTTTATTAGATCAGTTATACAACTTTGCACCTCCTGTTCCCTTACCTGAAGGAGAAACAGTTGAGGATTACTTATTATCAGATGAAGAGATAGAAAAGTTTGGATATGTAGATGATGATTATGTACAACCAAATCCAGGAACAGAATATGCTGAAGTTGATGCGCTGTTTGTTTTACCAGATTACGTGGTTGATGGTTATATAAATATAGAAAATAATGCTATTTCACCGTACTATGTTGAAGGTTATGCAGAAGAAGGCTTTGTTGTCTTAGGTGGTTCTGTTGGCGGATATATTGCGTATGTCGGTAAATACTATAATGATCTAGGGGAAAGCACTTAAAATGGCTATTATAAAACGCGGCGATAAAGGCTCAGCATTAACATATAATGAAAT